ATAGGGGTTCCTTTTTTTTTCCTTTTCTGTTATACTCGTGAATGGAAGTTTTTTCTGAATAATCTCCTGACATGAAAAATGAAAAAACACTCGGTTTTTACCGAGTGTTTTTTTAATCTGTCTATTTGAAATTTACTTTTTCATAAAGCTTCAAGACCCTCTGTTGAAGCTCTTTTTGCTCCTGCAAGGTACCCTCGATTCCTAAATATACTCTTTGAAGCTTCGTGTCCTTTTGAATACGCTCCAGTTCGTTTTTAGCAGATAATGGTGTTGAAAGTCCTGACAGGGACTCAGTTTTAGTCACCAGCGAATCGTTCCTAAGCATCTTCCCAACCTCGTGGAACGCTTTTATTAGTGGAGGATGGTTTCCAAGCCCAGTCTCTTCAAGAAATTTTAAAAGTTCTTCTCCACCAGTCTCACGGACACCCACTCTTGCCGTTTCAAGCATTGAATTGAAGGCATCCTCACCACCGATTTCAGTTCGTAAATCCGCTAAAGACTTCTGTACTTCCTTTTCTCTGGATGCAATCTCTGATTTGTAGGACTCTAGCATGATATTGTGGTAATCATTCCACAATCCCTTTGCTGACTCAGCAGGAATGCCGTTTTTATGCAATAATTCCGAAAATTTTGGGATCAGGTTTTCGTCGTAAGGCATCTCCTTCCACGCCTCAGGCTTGGAAAAACCATACTCCTCCGGCTTTTCAGGTCGCCCCAGAGCCTTGTAATATTCGTTCCAATCACCCTCAGTTGCTCCATCTCCGGGCTTGATTATTCCCTTTTTCCCAATGACTTTCTGAGCTTCTAAGCTTGTCTTGACGAAATCATCAAGGCTCTTATGGTTTTTCACGTGGTCGGAGGTCTTAAACTCGTCAGGCAGTGGGTCGAACCAGTTTGCTTGTTGCTTAGCGACTTCTGAAGAGCCTGTCAATCCTTGAATTGCCGGTGTTTCTGTCTGAGTTATAGTCGATTCTGTCGTTATCGCTTGTTCCATTTGTCGTAATTCCTCCAATATGCAAGCCTTCTCTAAGATTTGCCGTTTTGATTTCTAACATATTCAGTAAATGTAATACAATTGCCCTCTTCCCTTCGTCGAAAGCATTAATATACGGGTTTCCATTAAACGTGCAAACGTCTAAACCTGCAAGTCTACATAAATCAAGCAGGACGTATTTTCCTGATTCAGTAGAAAATACGTCACGGTACGACTGAATGGCTTGCTTGTTCGATAATCGCTTGTCAGCAAGGATGTTCCGAATCCACATTATCGCCCTCCTTCTATGTTCTTCATCGCTTCTGAGCCCGTCTTCGCAATATCCGCCATTTGCTGGGCTTGTGCCATCTGGTCTCTCTGTTCACGTATGGCTGCAACCTCCTCATCAGTTGAACGAATGTCCCAAGGCATTGTATGACTGTCCAAAATCCAATCCGCAAGTTCTTTCTCCTTTAACCAATCAGTTATTCCGGGTTTTATTTGCTCGAAATTCGTTAACACCGTAGCCCCATCCATTACCTGCTGTAACTGTTGTAGCTTTTGAGCACGTGAGAGTGGGCTACGGTACTGTATCGACATCGAGGACTCTCTTAATTCAGGAGGTTCTTGGGGTATCCGCCCGGCAAATAACTCAATTTCGTACACCTTTGAAATACATTTTGAAAGATAATCATCGTGGAAAAAGCCTAATTGCGGGGCAAACAACATAAGTCTTTCCTGTTGGTCGCCTAAAAATTCTGTTCTTGTCTGCTCCACGTTCGGATTTTTACTGCTGGAAAGCTTATCCACGTAATAATTTCTCAAAACGCTTTGCCTGATAAGTTCTATAAGTTCAATACCGTAATCGGGTCTCGCTCCAGTAAGTAAAGGCTTGATTATATCGTCTAAACGCCCACCACCGTAAGTGTTCGGGTTTACAAACGTCAATCCGCTAGGGAACATGCCTATTTCGTTATTGATAACACTGTTATCAAGTGCTAGCATCGGGGGAAGTACAGATAATGCACCACCCTTTAACGTGTCACTGAGCATTTGTTGAATCATTCCGCTATCACCAATGCTCATCATACCAACGCCGTTTCCATACGGACTGTCCGAAGGTGAAGACCAACGAGCAACAGCAAGGTTAAATCCCTTGAAACCACCAACAGAGAGCATGTGATTGCCCTCCTCCGTGTAGTAGATATTGATATACTCTTGCTTCCTGTCACTAAAATCTGCGTTTAATGCACGGGTAGGGCAAACCAAGTGGACGACAGTGTGCTTTTCTGTACTGTTGTTCTCGATTTGTTTTCTTAGTTTTTCGCTTAATGCCGCTCCACCAAAGGTTTTTTCCATCTGTAAAGCCGTTAAACGAAATGTACGAGCGAACGTATCAGTATCACCAACGTCGTTGATATCTATATACGCATGTCTTAATGGGATAGCTCTAAAATGTAATCCTTTTCCAGGTACGTCCTCAATCCAGGTTAGACCTGTTCCAAACGGAATACAATCTTGTAAAGCTTTGTGTAGAGATGAATAAAACCTTCGTTGAGGGTTGTTGAACACAGAATACATGGCTGTTTGGGCTGTGTAAATGTGCTGCTGTACGATTTGAGAGTCTTTTAACCGCTGGTCATACGTTGCAAGCTCAAACCACGGCATTGCCGGGTTTGCAATCGCTCCATAATAATAATTAATCAAGGTCTCATTCGCCCACGAAGCCGTCGAATCGAGCATGTTTCTTCGTAGTTCAGCAACGTCGTAATCTCCAGTAACCCCAAAGCCTCCACGCTCCGGTGTTGAGAACTCTGCAATCTCCTGCCATACACCTTCATGCTTGCTTCTTAACTGCTGAAGCTCGTTAAATCTAGTCACAGCACGCTTTAACGTCGCTTTTTCGTCAAACTGCATCTAACCGCCCCCCAAAAACGTTGATTTCGTTGGCATATAAGGCGATAAACCTGTTATTAAGTTATACCCTCGGCTCGATTCCCCAAGTGTGCCAGAGTAAGAGCCTCTCTGCAGAGAGGCTTTTCGCTGCCTCTCTACCTGCTGCTTCACCTCTTCGCTATCTATCTTCGGATAGACTGTTTTTTGAGGACTCGATGGTAAGTTAGGACGCCGTGGTGCCATTTTTTATCTCCACTTATTTCTTGTATCTCTACTGAACAGTCGTTCATAAGGATTACTCGTCTGTATTATATCGTTTTTCTTTGGGTTAGAGTAATACCCGTCAAACGAATTGCTGTTATGACGCTTCTTTTCATACTCGCTAACTGAGGTGTAAACCTTTATAACCTTGTCGTTATTAATCGTCTTATACTGATGTCTTCCCATAACCGCCATACGTAACGCATCCGCGTAATGGTCAGCATCGTTTTTAACAGCCTCATTGGTGTACACGTTGTTTGTTAAGTCGTATTTTCGGCTATAATTGCCTAATATCTCAAATGCTTCACCACAACGGACACTATCAAAGTAAAATAAGTTGAAATCTCTTGAAACTGCGTCTATCCCATCTACTTTCAGGTGTTTCTTAACGATTTTAAAATCCACGCCGTGCTCTGCCGCCGTGTTAAACATTGTCTTATGATGCGTCTGTGACTGGTGTTTGTAAGCAATATCATGCGGAGCATAGTGATTTCCATAGTTTGCAGAATACCGAGTGCCCTTCAAATAGCTAAGGTAGTGGGTTATATACTCCCCACGGTTTGCGTAAAAATCAATAAAATGCACACGATCGTCGTACTCTTGAAAAAACCAAATCACCGTCAAATCTGAAAAGCCCAAGTCCCACGCAGTCGAGACCGGTTTGTCGGGGTTGTATGGAAGCGGCATCAACCGCCCAGATTCCCGAACCATATTGAGCTGATGCCCGTAGAAGGCTCCCTCAAGAGGAGATTCAAATGAACAATAGTACTCTTGCCTGATAAATGCCTCGCTCGTTCCCGACTTCTTTAACTCTTCAATTGTCTCTTTCGAGACAATCGGTGTCCCATCATCCTTTGAGGTGTCGTCGATTGTCAAAATGCTGGTAAACCACAACGGGTTGTCTTTAACCGTGTTTAGCAAGCGATAGGCATCATTTTTACCTCTTGGAGTGAAGATAAATATCGCCCAGCCCTTGTTTGCCGCTAGTTGAGGCTCGCAAACAGCCCACATCTCCATGTTCATGACTGAAAATTCACTAAAGATAATTCCTTTTGCGTTCGGCCCCCGGGCGATCCTATCCGGGTTATCTGCACCTAAAATCTGATAGGTTGAACCATTGTTCAACGTAATAGTCAATTCCTGATTGTTTCTTTTCGCTTCTAACTCCGGGGGAAAACAGTCCAGTATGGGTACTCCGTCGTTTCGCAGCGTCTGCCACATGATGCGCTTGCCCAACACAGTTGTCGGGAAGACGTGGAAGTAAGAACCAGGGTCTTTCACCATGCTCTCAACCGAAATATGCATACAGGTTACGTCTTTTCCACCTCGCCTGTGCCAAACGGCTATTGCACGCTTGCCAATAGGGGCATTAGGAGGTAACGGAGTCTGAAAATACTCGAATAACGGTATTTGATGACTCCATGGCTCGTAATTATACGGCAAAATAATCTGTTTCAAGCTTTTACTCCGGTATAACGTCTGGATGCGATTGTTCTGTAAGAATGTCACGGTCTTGTAATGGTACTAATTCACCGTCTACAACCTTAAAATCAGGTTCATGTACTCTAGGAACGCTCTTTTCCGATGTAAAATTCCTGATATTTATCTGTAATTCTTTACTTTGCTCATCTGAAACCTTGTTTTTCATACTTGGATAATGGTAAGGCATTAATAACTTAGCGATAGCTATCACTTTGTCGGTATCTCCGACACTCTTAGCATCATTAGAGATGTCTATAAGCTCCTCAAGAGGGTTGTAACGTCTCGAAACCATGTATTGATAAGCTGCAACGGTTCTTGTTGCTGCAATTTCTTGTATTTTCGGTATCCGCTCGGTATCCATGCAGGGATTCCTTTTCTGAGTTGTTTTTTAAATTTTATCACACTTTTTTGTAAATTTAAAAACAAAGACAGGGAAAGGGTTTTCAGGTTGTTTAAAAAATATGTAACAATTTTACACCAAAAACAACAAAACTACTTGACAACAGTGTCAGGCAGTCATATCAACACTTTCCAGAATTGTAACAATTTTTTGGTAAAAAGTATCTGAAGTATCCGCATAATGGCTAATTTTTCAGACGTTAACATTTTAATTAAACTTTAAATTCAAACGTTAATGTAAACTTGAATAATTTAACAACCCCTCTGAAACTCCCCAAGTTAGACAGAGAAAGGGTTTTGGGGTGATGGTTTATTTTTTTCGCATATAATGTATCGCGCGTATGTATTATAACACCTTTAAGGAAAATTATGCAAGAAATAAAAAAAAACCCTGCCCAAATAGCAGTATTTTTGAAAAAGGTATCCGCATTTGTAAATGAGGATACCTTCCTGAAAACAAAGACTACACAATAAATACAACCACTTTTGAAAATCGATATTTTTTGTCAGAATTGAATGTAACAGAAAGTAAAGTGCTTGCCTACTGTCACTTTACAGAAAAAGGTATCCGCATTGCCTCATGCGGATACCATGCGGATACCTACTCTAACTCAATCATAGTCTTGATTTACAGAAAAAGGTATCCGCATTAGCCTTAAAAAAATTTTTTTTTTTTTGAAAACGTGTTTGCTCTCTTAGAAGGAAAACGTCAATTTTAAAATCTGGAAAATCAAGCTATGACTAGCTTTAAGATGGTATCCGCATGCGGATACCATGCGGATACCGCGGATACCTTTTTTCTGAAACCCTTGTCCCCCAACCCTTTCCGACTTCCGTTTTTTTTTGATGCGGATACCTTTTTCCTTGTCCGGATACCGTTTTCAGGGTTTAGTGCCAAGTGGGTGCAAAACTCCACAAGACTATAAAAAATTTTAAAACACAAGCTACCAAAAAGTCAAGTGCGGATTCCGTTTTTTTTTGTAAATTTTTGTCTCAATTTCTGTAATTTTCTATCCGTTCAACCTCCCCCTCTGTAAGCCCCGTTAACCCCTCTTAAATCAATACCGTAGGTAAACATACCAGAGCTACTGTAAAAATCGATTTACGGGCATCCTGCATGCCGCATTCCGGGTTTTTTAGTTTCAGTGTTGGGTCCCTGAATTTTTTGTTTAAAAAAAATGGGGGAAGGACGGGAAAAAAATATACAAAAACGATTTACCCCCCTCCCCCCTATCAAGCTATGAGGGCGTTTTCAGTTCCTCAAGGGGGTACGCATTGATGAGATTATTAACAACAATAATTAATATTAAGTAAACAACGGCACTATGCATACATTACGCACACATGCACACGTCAATACACAGACTACAAGCTACGCTACGTCTTGTGTAAACAGTGCAATAAACCCTTGCCTTTATTGCACTTACTAGATTGTATATACAAATAGTATGCAATCTATATAAATACAACACCTTATATCAATTAATTATTAATTGTTTTTATAATTTAATTAATTATTTTGTTAAATTATATAAGTAATATATAATAATCCTTGAAAGCCTCTCGTAGTGCCGAAACCATCCCACAACAATTTACCTTCACCTTTCCACTAAAATACTACTACGATTGGTAGTACTACCAATACAACAATCATTAAGTAAAGTCACTATAAAAAGTAAAGTGATTGGTATGGAAGGGTTTTGACCATTTCGTGCCTTAACAGACCGAGATAAGATTATAAAAACAATCAATAAAAAGGGGATAAAGACACACATCATTTAAAAAACAAACAATAAAAAATAGCTAACAATATAAAGTAGTAATATACTACTAAAAAACACTTGACTTTGTTGTCACTACGTAGTAATATAGAAGCATAGACAACAAGAGCAAGTGGATAGACAACTTGCAGGACTTGGTTGACTAGAAATAATTAACAGAAAAGAACGCAGTAAAGAAAAGTGGAAAAAACAGTGGAAAAAACGTATAAAGAGTGGCTTGATGAAGTGGAGCAGACCGGACGGGCGTTGTACTACGTCCCGAAGGCACTGAGAACGCCGGAGCTGTGCCTTACTGCGGTCAAAGAGGATGGATGGGCGTTGGAATTCGTGCCGAAGGAGCTAAAAACGCCAGAAATTTGCCTGGCGGCGGTCAAACAGAGAGGGCGAGCGTTGTACGACGTGCCGGAAGAGCTAAAAGAAGAAATCAAAAAGCAGTTGACAGTAGAGTAATATTACTGTATACTAATATAGTAATAAAAAATAAGAGATAAAAAAGTGGTTTTAGTTTTTTTAGTTTTTTTGTTTGCAACTGGCTATGCCATTGGCTGTATCCTAAGTGACGCAGCCAATGGCGTCGCAAACGCCTTCAATAACTGGCGTAACAATAGAGATTCAGAAAAATTTGATCGGGAGTGGGAAAAAGAAGAAGAGGAATTTTACAAAAAAAATGGACAAACTCGTAGTGAATATTTAAAAAACAATTGTGAAGTACTTAAATATTGCAGAAAAGGAGATTAACAGTGGAAAAAACATACGAACAGTGGCTCGAAGAGGTTGAGCATGACTGCTGGGCACTGAGATACGTGCCGAAAGAACTAAGAACGCCGGAACTGTGTCTTGCTGCGGTGAAACAGAACGGGTTGGCGTTGCAATACGTGCCTTTTGAACTCAGAACGCCGGAAATCTGGCTGGCTGCGGTGAAACAGGACTGGGCTGCTTTGTATTTCGTGCCATACGAACTAAGAACGCCGGAATTGTGCAAAATTGCGGTGGAAAAAAACGGTTATTCTTTGTTCCACGTTCCGGAGGCACTGAAAACGCCGGGAATATGCTTGGCTGCGGTAAAACAAGAACAGTGCGGCATGGTGTTGGAATTCGTGCCTGACGCACTCAAAACACCTGAAATATGCTTGGCGGCGGTTGAACAGGACTATGAGGCGTTGGAATACGTGCCGGAAGAGCTCAAAGAAGAAATCAAAAAGCAGTTGACAACTTAGTAATATTACTGTACACTAATATAGTAATAAAAAAGGAGATTAACAGTGGAAAAAACATACGAACAGTGGCTCGAAGAGGTTGAGCATGACTGCTGGGCACTGAGATACGTGCCGAAAGAACTAAGAACGCCGGAACTGTGCAAAAT